TCTGTTTTACAAAATCCATTTTTGGACATTTTTAAAATGTCCATTTTTCAAATTTGTAAAAAAGAATTGAGTAAAAAAAGGTGAAAAAAGTGATTGTGAGCATAATGGTCTGGTTTTGATTTTATAAAAAATTAATTGTGATGATAACTTTTTTAATAAAATTATAAAATATTAATTCAAAAGATTTAGGCATTTTTTTATGTTGATAAAATATACAACAATGACAACAGAAAAAAATGCCGAAAATGCCATAATATATAATTGTGAAAAATGTAACTTTAAATGCTGTAAGAAAAGTAATTATGATAAACATTTGAATACTAGAAAGCATAAAAAATCAACACAAATCAACGAAAAAAATGCCGAAAGTATAGAAAATACTACTACATATATATGTAAATGTAAAAAAAAATATAAAGATAGGACAGGATTATGGAGACATAAAAAAATATGTAATGATATTAATAATAATGATAATAATAATAATAATGATAATCATGAAGTAAAAGAAAATGAAATTAATAGATTAACAAATCTTATGATAGAACTGATTAAAAGTAATTCTGGTTTTCAAGAAAAAATGATTGAAGTTTGTAAAACAAATAATAATACAAGTAACATTATTACCACTAATCATAATAATAATAACACAATGACAAATTCAAACAATAAAACTTTTAATCTTCAAGTGTTTTTAAATGAACAATGTAAAAATGCGATGAATTTATCCGATTTTATGGAATCTATTCAACTCAGTTTAGAAGATTTAGAAAATATGGAGAAATTAGGTTATGTTGAATGTATGTTTAAAAATATATTCGGGGATATGGAATTTATTAGTATTTTCGATCGACCATTTCATTGTAGTGATTTTAAAAGGGGAATCATATATATTAAGGAAAATGGAGTTTGGGAAAAGGAAGAGATGGGATATAGTAGACTGATTAATGCGATACGCATAGTTGAAAAGAAGAATTTTAAACTTTTGAAAGAATGGTCAGAAAAACATCCTAGTTTCAGTGATTATAATTCACCAGATAATGATAAATATGTGAAAATATTTGGCGAAACCATGAACGGGGATAAACATAACCTCTCTAAACTCATAAGGAAACTGACGAAAAGTTGTGTGATTGATAAAAGTAAATTATAAAATAATAAAATAATAAAATAATAATAAAATAATAAATATAATTATAATTATAGTCTAATAAAATATATAGGTAATAATAAAATAATGTTTATAAAAAAAACATCAGGAGAATTTATTAATTCATTTATTCCAACCTTTAAAAAAAATAAAAAAAGTTCCCCCAAATCAAAAGAATATAATAATATATTAAAAATACTATACAATGATATTTACACTGCTTACATTAATCCACGCAAAACATCATGTAAAAAAAGTAATTTGAATAAAATAACAATAAAGGAAGTATCAAAAAAACCCGAAATGTATAATAGCAATACTAGATTCTTCCCCTTAGAAATAAAAAAATACATCAACGAAAATGAAAAGTATCAATTAATATATAATTGTAAAGTTGGAGGGAGAGATATTCGGATTTATTTCACTTTATTTAATGAAGATGATTTATTAGAATTAGATAAATATACAGAATGTGCGAATATGATGTATATGTGGTTAGATATTTGCGCTTCCTATTCAATGAAACATTGTGCGAATACATTAGATATTTATATCTATCAAACCCCGTTTTCAAAAACTCTACCAGATGCGGTATCAACGACGATTGGAACTAATAATGTCAATACTGCTTTTACTACATGGTGTAGTCCTAAAAGCGAAATCGTGATTTACCGTCACGAAGAATGGTTTAAAGTATTTATTCATGAAACATTCCATGCTTATGGATTAGATTTTGGTTCAAATAATAATAATAATAATAATAACAATTCTTCTAATTTACATAAAACCCTTCAATCGCTTTTTCCAATAGATAGTGATTTTGATGCGACGGAAGCATATGCGGAAACGTGGGCAAGAATAATAAATTGTGCGTTTTGTAGTTTTAATTCTCTGGAAAATAAAAAAGAATTTACTTTATTTAAAGATTATATGAATTTTTGTATTGAATTTGAACGTATTTTCTCTCTTTACCAATGTATCAAGATGTTAAATTTCATGGGATTATCTTATGAAGATTTACATGGTGATAAAGAAAGGCATGCCTATTTACGGAAGAATTTATACAGAGAAAATACACACGTATTTGCGTATTATATATTAACTTCTATTTTTTTAAATAATTATAGTGGATTTTTAGAATGGTGTTATACACATAATCCATCACTTTTACAATTTAATAATACGGAACCAACTATTAATGCGTTTGCGGAGTATATTGAAAACAATTACAACACGCCATTATTTAATGCTTCCATAAATGATATGAATCAATTATATAATACATTTGGTAATACATTAGATAAAAATAAAAATAAAAATAAAAATAAAAATAATAAAAATAAAAATAAAAATAATAAAAATAAATATAAAAAGTTATTAACGAGTTCAAGAATGTCGATGATAGAATTTATATAAAAATTGAGAAAGATATATCTTATTGTGGATAAGATAAATAATAATAATATAAACCATAAAATTAACAGGTAATATTAAAAAATGGGTATTCAGCATTTGAATAAATACATTCGTAATAAAATAACACTTTATAATAGTAATAATAATAATAATAATAATAATAATAAAGAAGAAGGTAGTGCGATAAAAACGATTACTTTTTCAGAATTAAATGGGAAGAAAATAGTAATAGATACAAGTATTTATATGTATCGGTTTTCCTCAGAAAGATGTTTAATTGATAGTATGTATCAAATGATTTCATTGTTTAAAATGAATGGAATCATTCCAATATTTATATTTGATGGTCCATCGCCAGTTGAAAAGAAAGAACTTATTAAACAAAGGCGTGAAGAAAAACAAATTTCTGAAACCAAATACAAAGAATTACACTATAAATTAAAGGACGTAAATGATTATGAAGAGAGAAAAGAAATTAATAATGAATTAGATTCATTAAAAAAGAAATTTGTTAGACTTAAAAGAGAAGATATTAATAAGGTGAAGAATTTATTAACACTCTATGGAGTTACTTATTATGAGGCAGATGGTGAAGCGGATAAATTATGTGCGAAATTAGTAACTGAAAAACATGCTTATGCGTGTTTAAGTGAAGATATGGATTTATTTGTCTATGGATGTGATAAAGTATTAAGGTATATTAGTTTATTAAATTCCACATTTGTATTATATGATTTAAATAAAATATTAGAATGCTTAGATCTTTCATTTACACATTTTAAAGAAATTTGCGTTATATCAGGAACTGATTATACGTGTCATTATAATGATTCGTTATCGTGTAATTCTATAAATCCAAATAATTCTATAAATCCAAATAATTCTATAAATCCAATTAATTTTTATAAAACTCTACAATATTATGAAAAATATAAATTATATATTAATGACCAAAATGAAAATGAAAATGAAAACGAAAATGAAAACGAAAATGAAAATGGTTTTTATGATTGGGTAAATGAACATACAAATTATATTAATAATTATGAAGCATTACAAAAAATATATAATATGTTTTCATTAGATGATATTAAAGTTGATAAATTTATTAATAATCATTCTCTTCCCAATCCTACTTTTTGTAAAAATAAATTAAACGAATTTCTAGAAAAATATGATTTTGTGTTTGTATAAAAAAGACCTTACCAAATCCCTTTTATTTTTTATTTTTATTTTCTCTCTACCGAATAAATTAAATGGGAAATTTTCTATAATATATTTTTAAAGTGTGAGGCGTTCGGATAATTCACAAACTCCCGTTTCAGGTAAAAGTTTCTCAATAATGCCGCGGCACATAGGGCATTTTTTATAAAAGGATTCTTTTCCATAATATTCGCGCCATTCTTTTTTTGCAACTTCGAGTTTTGAATAACACGCAATACAGACATTATGTCCGCAACTTGTATGTGTTTCAGTTACTTCAAAACATGCACAACACTCACTAATGGACGAATTGATATTTTCGTAGAATTTCAGAACAGAGAACATAGAAATCATAATATTTTCTTCTTCCTCTTCTTCCTGACTATCGCCGTCGTTATTTTTAGAAGGGTCATGGAAGAGACCTTTGGATGTGCTAAATTTTAATTTCTCTAGTTTTTCAAAAATGAGTTGGATTCCTTGCTGTAATGTGAAATCAGCATCAAAGTCTCGAATAATAAATTCTGCCATCTGGTATTCAATATTTGGTGAAAGTAGAATATTACAGGTAAGATGGAATATTTCAGCATGGTTTCCTTCATATGAAAAATCTACAATTACCGGAATATTATCGATTTTTCTAATTGGAAGTTTAAAATTGTTACCTCTGCGAGGTTGACAATTCTTTTGGATGTATTTTGCAATTTTTTGAAATTGCAGTTGTCGATATTGTTCAGGGTTAATTTCTATTTCTAATACTTGTTCTTGTTCTTGTTCTTGTTCTTGCGACATTTTCGGTTGTGTATCTTTTTTGAATTTGGGTGAAGGGTTAAAAAAATATTATGGTAAAAAAGTAATTCAATTTTTCAAAGCATATTCATATATATTGGTTAAATTATTTGTATTATTATTATTTATTATTATTATTGAAAAATATAGTTATTTATTAAACAATATTAAAATAACATGTGATTATATATAATATTATTTCCATTTTCATTTTCAACTATAAAATAAAATTTAAATAAAATGGATGAAATTACGACTGAATATATAACAATAAATCCTAATAATACTGAAAACCCAATTATGAAAAAAAACCCAATTATGAAAAAAAACCCAAAATCAAAATCTATTTTAAAATCTAAATCGAAAAGGAAGCATTTAGATAGTGATAATTTTATTATGCCTGAAATAAAAGATTATAATTCATTTAAACCGAATAATTATAAAGTTCAAGAATTAAAAGATATTTGTAAA